GACAAGTCGGCCTAGAAACCATTTCCTGTATTGGATTGGAAGCTGTTTCACCTCGGAGTACGACATATTGAGGTGGAGTTGGAGGGCGAAAAATTCCTCGAGGATTAATTCTCTCCAACTATGTACTGGGCCAAAAAAACTCGGAGGTTATCGGCAAGGATATATCATTATTATGATTGCAATTATTACAGTCATAATTCCAGGTCATGTCGATTCCTGGCTCAGATTGCCGAATGTGCTGTCTGAGAGATCTACTATCTAGTGCGGGCATATTAATAACAAAATGTTTTATCTTGTTTTTATCTGTAACGCCATCAATTGCCAAAATGGTGTTTTCTAAAAAGCTAGTAACTGTATTATCATAAACGACACCAGCTTTTTTTAGTCTTTTTTCTGTAAGTGCAATTTCTTTTTGGTCATGACCGTTTAAAAATTTATATTTAACGACCTTTCCGGTAACCGGCAACACATATTCAAATGCATTTTGACCCTCTGATACCGGTTTTGTTGTTAGTCTTCTAATTCCAAGCTTAGAAAGATCTACGTCCACCTTATTATCATGATCACATTTATTACAATTATGTGAAATTTTATAACTAGATCCGTATCCTGTCACACGGATTGATACCATTAAGGCATTTCTATCTCCAGTAATCAAATCATCAACGTCAATAGACTTTTCAATTAAACATGAAGATATTAGTCTTTCAACAACAACGTTGTCTTTTATAAAAGCTTGACTAGTCAAAATGTCTTCTTCTCTAGCTGTCATTGCTTTTATTTGTAATGTTTCAGTATTAAATAGTAAACTATCTGGTGAATAAATTATGCCTCTAGATGGTAATGGTACACTTTCAACAGGTACCTCCCAATTAAAGTCACTTTTCATTACATTGTTTTGCGGATTTAAATCCATCATAATATTTTCTCCAAAAAAAAACTCCTGTAAAGTATACAAGAGTTAATTTGATTTGTAAAAACTTATTATTGATTAAAACTGTAATACACAATTATCAACATCAAGTGTTAAACTAATTTTCATAATATCGTCACTATCATAGCTTAAACTTCCAAAGTTAGCTGACTGTATTTGTGCACCTTTAATGTCCCACAACTCAACAACTGTACCAATAGGATCTAACATTTTTAATTGGAGATCTCTTTTATAGAAATCAGCATATCCTGCACGCCCGGAAACAGATTCATAATGTGTTCTAATCCATTCCATGACTTGCTGTGCCCCAGAAGGCGCAATAGGATCATGAAGGTCAACTGTAATACTTCCCCACACTCCTCTTCCGTTTGATATTTTCCGATAACTATTAATAAACTTGATGTCACTAGACTGAAAGCTAATGTCCGGGCGTTTAGTTGAAGTCACTAAAAATGAGTCAATACCTTCAATCGCAAGGACCCAACGATAACCTCTTTTTGGTTCGAACTTGTTTGGTAACATATCTGTGACTGAAAGTGTTTCTGCCATTTTAATCTCCTATAATCTTATTTATATATATCTACTTATTAGATATTTGAACCTGCATTTGTAACAACAAAATCTAGTGCCACAAATTCAACTGAACGGGTTGGTTGTAAGTAAATCTTACCACGTATTGTATTATTTTCAACATCTGCCTGGGTTGTGGTCGACGTATCAATAACTGCCTTGTAACGATCGATACCACTTTGTTCTTGAACTCTTTGAAGTATTGGATTAACCAGAGACGTAAACTTTTCCAAAGTTTCTTCTCTATTTGGTTCAAACAGTAAAGTATTTGCAACGTTTTTAACCTTTCTTCGAACATCAATTAATAATCTTCTCACATTAATTCTGTCTAAGGCAGAGTTGGCTGATTGAAGTGTTTTTTGTCCCCAAATTGTCACACCTGTTCCAGGGAATGCTGTAATAGGGTTGATGTCAGCTTCATATAAATCATCTAAGTTTGCTCGATTTAGTCTAACCGAAGCCATTTCTACAGAGTCCAAAGCACCACGAGAAAAACCAGCAGGTGCAAACCACGGATGTGCAACTTTATCATTGAGTGAGTAAGCACCCAATACAGCGACTGAAGGCGGCACCTGAACCAGTGTATTGGTATTCGGATCGACAACAGTTACGTCAGGAAAATATGCCGCGGCAAATGATGAGTCCAACGCTCTATTTTTAAAAGATGTAACTGTATTTGATACATGAGGTTTCTGAGCTGATGAGGTTATAACTGTATTAACTTGATCGCGTTCTTCAATGTCCATCACATAAATGGCATCAAACCTATCTTCTACTTTTTGCAACGCGTAATCTGTAACTGAAGAATGTCTTAATCCTGGAATTGCAAGAACTTGAATATCTACGTCTGTCTTTGATGACATGATATCAACGGCCTTTCTATAAGCTGATACTGTGTTGTCAGCAGTCCCGAATCCGTCATCCATTTCTCTTTTAACAGCTGTATTTGATAATTTTGATTTTTCTTCATCAAATATATTAACACCGTCGAAACCACCTTGTGCCATAAAAGTAAACTTAGCAAACTTAATATTAGCTACCTTACCTAAGTCGTTAGCAGAAAATGACCTCGTCTTGTTGTCTTCGTTAGCAGTAATATTTCCGTTTCTAACATAAGATGCGCTTAACCACATTTCAGGATCAGCAAGTGTGTCTGAACCGGTTCGAACTAAAATATTTTCTAGAGTAAATTTATTATTATTAAACCTATCACTATCTAAAATAGTGCCATTAACATCTGCTACACCTGGGTTGTTACCTGCAGAAAAGTTAATAACATCTGTTCTATGTGTTGGAAAGTACTTGACAAAAGATTTAAATGATTCGTCTGGTAGGCCTATTAAATTAGGTTTTGTAACAGATGTTCTTCTTGTGGTTTGTATACCCCAGAAAAGTCTTTGGTCTGATTTTTTAGTAATTCCCTCACCTTGAGCGACTGTCGTTCGGTAAGGAATTGGTGGTTCTCTAAGTGATTGCACAATGTCAGACGTTGTCCACAGAGCATCAGGCGAAGGATTAAGCAATGTACCACTGGTAACCAAGTGATTAGGCCCTCTAAAGCCCATAGGTAACGATGATATATCAATATTACCATCTTCAACTTCGCTATTAACTTCGACCCTTATGTACCTAGATCTTACCGGGTGGTTACCATCAACAACTATTTTTTGACTATTTTTAACAACATCGAAGTTGTAGTATATGTTTTGATCCCCAATAACGCGCCCAATATAGCGATCTGATCCAGGATTTAAAGATAATCCTCTGAAGCTCTCAAGAACTTGAGGTTCTTCGTCTGTATCGTTAAATGATCTAACAACTAAATCAAAAGTTCCGTACTCTTTATTCGAAGAGTTAGACTTTCTAATATTTTCAATTGAAAACTTAAACTTGTTTGATGTTTCCTCGCCTGGAGAAAGCAAATGTATTCTAAATAAATCTTTAGGGTTTGCACCAAAAGCTTGAGAGATTATAAAGGGAGACTTAGCATGCGAAAATCTGTCCTCAAAGTCTTCATAATTAGGAACTAAGCTAGAACCGGTGTCTCTTACTATAGATGAGGTTAACAATAAACCAATATCTTCTTTTGACTTTAACGATCCATCACTGTATACACCTGCAGTTATAGCACCACTACCAGTAACTACTGCCAAGTCTGGGTATATATCATAATGTGAGTAAAGAAGATGACCTTCTTCCTCTATTTTGCTTGGATTGGTATTAAATACGTTTGCAAAATAACTGGGTGAAGTCATGTCAAAAGAAGCAGTTATATGAGTAAGTTTTGATGTGTTTGTATTGTTAAAACCGTTCATTAGCATCACAAAGTCTTGAGTTGCTAAATTAACAGATCCTGTTGTGTGTCCTTGCTTCGAACTACCAGCGGTGTTACCTTTTGTTGGTGCCCCAGAGTTTTGTGTTTTACCACCGCTTAAATGTAAGATAACACCACTTGGTGCAAGAAGAACGCCACGAAGAATTGGTACTGCGTGATTATCATCAAAACCACCTGTAAACTTATTTGAGGTAGTTGGTGCCACACCTGCAACAGTTGCATTGGCTAAATCTTCTGTAATTGACGTATTACCTTTTGCGCCTGCAACTACTTGTGTTAAAGTTACTGTACCATTAGCAGTGTCGCTAGCACCAGTTCCGTCAGTAATTGATATTACAGAGTTTGCATC